TACTGCCCTTATAATGGGCGGCATCCATTCCGTCACGGTTGCCATATGTACCAAGTTTTCTATTAAGTTTGTTTGCATTGACTCTAAGTGCTAGACCTTTTTTAGTTTTATTGTATTTAGCCTGTTGTTTAAGGCGTCGTTTTCTTGCTTCCGGATTTTTCTTGTAATATTCAGAAGTTCTTGCCATATACTTTCCTCTTAACAAGTGAAGGGTCAACTGTAGGCAGAAGTTGGTTTAACTTATCTAAAGGACTACCTTCATAGGCAACACCTGTTATATCATTGGTCTTTAGCCAATCACACGCTGCTTTTAGATCTTGTGTAGTCGCTTCTCCGCTTTTTATTCTATGTAAGAAGTCTTCTGTAACAAGGTAGTGTAGCTCGTTAAAACTGTCTTCTGTCGCCTTTCTGGGTAGTTTCTTTAGTTTATCCATTATTTAGTAATTAAGTTTTTTTTAACTAGCTCGACTAGCTTGTCATCCACAGTATTATCTGTAGATTTTGCGTATGCCTCTAATAGTTTAACTATCAGTTCTTTAACTGCTTCAGTTTTAATAAAGGCAAATAAAATAGGTTTTACTAATGTAATCATTGGTGTTAAAATAATAGGAATTTCTTTTCTTTTTTAGGTGGTTTGACTTTAACTATAGGTACTATATCCTGACACATCTTGTAATTATCTGAGTCAGGTCTATACATAAATCCCTTCTTCATTAAATCTGCACACCTATGAGCTCGTGTTATCTCATACTCAAGCTTTAGTTTTTCTTCGTAGCGTTTTGCTACTTCTTTACATTGTTTATATCCTGACTTATCTAGAGGAACCATAAAGTTAATCTGGAATCCCCAGTTCTCTGCGATTGTATAACCTGTAGGCTGCATAAGCTCGTCTAGTGGTTTGGAATGATTACCCATATAAAAAGGCTGGAATGTCATTGTACTGCCATTACAGCTTATATTAGGACCAAAATACTGTCTGCTTTGTGCTCCATTGTTCTGAAACTGTACAGCTTGATTAGTTACATTACCCGTAGCTGCTGCTACAGGATTACTGACGTTGGTATCTTCTCCTTCAGCAAATACAGGTGTTGTTATTGCGAGAAGATAGAGTAAGAGTTGGTAGTAGATTCTGTTTCGATTGTTCTGTCGATAGATATTGTCTCTATTGTTCCAGCTTCTCTTGTTGTTATTGATAGATCCCACTCTGTTGCACCCTCTACGATTGAATATGTTGTGGCGTCTGCACCAATCGTTGAACTTGGTGTAACATTTGTTCCAGACCAAGTCTTGACTTCGGCTCCGAGTATGTCGTGTTCTATCGTTTCTGTTATAGTTTGTGATGTTGTCGTTGTTGACTGCATACTGCCTGTGGTAAACTGAGGCGTTACAGTGTTGGCTCTTGCGGCTGCGGGTGACAACAGTGCTAAGAGTATTATCCATTTAGTCATGTCTTAGGTTTTGTTTCTTTGTCTTTTTTGCCGTTGCCAGTGGACAAGCCAAATGTGGCGAGTGCTCCAGTAAATATTGAAGCTGGGAATGTGATATCCCCACCGGGACTCTTTTTAACCATGGGTAGTTCGACATAATTAAGGGTTATGATAAACCCAGACCAGATAACGACACCAAGACGAACCATCGCCCCCAATACCACCATCTGTTCTTCATGATCGTCTATTCCTTCTTTGATTCTTTTGAAGAGTCCTTTTTGTTCTTCCGGTTTTTTCTCCATTTAAGTATCTTATCTTGTAGGAATTTCTGTACTTTCTTTCTAATACTTTCGATTATAGGCTGTGTAAGCGTGGTAGCTGCTACAGCTGTAACCGCCGTCGTAACAGCCGTAACTATAACTTCCGTAGAAGGTTGAGGTACTGGCTGTTTGATAAACGGTATTTTAAGGGTAGGTGGTTCAACTTTTTCTTCTGTTTTAACTGGTTTAGCTTCTTGATCTCGAAGGTCGCTGGGTGGTACAACCATCGGAGTATAATAAGGTACATCAGCTGTAGGAAGAGGGATGGATATAGTTTTAATTTCCGTTATTTCAGGAATTTTTATACTAGGTTCAGGCAAATCTACGCTGTGGATTCTTAGGTGTTACTTCTTTTTTATCCCAACCCGTAGGTAGCGGACCTAAGTAGTTAACATGCCAGCCGGGAAGTTTAGTTGGAGCTTCTATTTCTTTCGTAGTTCCATCTTCCTGCATTTCCCATTTACCACCTTCATACAACGTACCAACTACATCAATAGCATGGTCGTGTGTATAAGCATCAAGTACCTCAGTTGTTGTCTCTTTACCTTCTTCGTCTGTTTCAGTAACAGTTTTTATAAAGCCAGCTTTTTTAGCTGCTGTGAGCCAAGTCTTTTCGCTTGACCATTTAAAAAAAGGACCGGGAACTGGAGCCGGTGCTTCAAATTCCTCTTCCTTTTTAGTCTCTTCTTTTTTAGCTTCTTCTGCCATAATTATGTGTTAGTTATGTTTATTAATGATGCGTCTGGTAGACGTGTTTTCCAATGAGTAATTCTGGCAACAGGGTTATTAATATAACTACCATAAGACCCAGCATTAAATTCTCTATGTCCAATATGCATTAATGTTGGTTTTTGAGTATCAGTTGGTAAGTTATGTATAGGTGCAGTTGTATCCTGACCAGTTAAAGTACCATTTAATATCGCTCGCATATCATTTAATTGATGAGCAAATGCAGCTTTAGCAATATCTCCATCACTTAAAGAAGTATTCATAACTCTTGCGTGACTAGCTCCTTGTACCTGATGTTTAAAATATAGTTGAGTACCAGCGAATTGTATGTTTTGACTATAACCACTTGAATGAGAAAACTGCATAAATCTTCCATGAGGTTTAAAACTTGTATCAGACTGTAGTTTAACATGACCAAACATAGTATTAGCAGTAGGACTCCAGAAAGCTTCCTTATTACCACCATCACGATCAAACACTGTTGTAGCTGTTGATGTGTAGGTGTCGGCTGGTCTGGTTACTTGTCCACCATCTGTTTCTATATAAGAAGAAGGATATGGAGTATTTTCATTTTGTAACCCAAATAAAGCCCATGTTGCTTTTCCGTTACCTGTATAACTGCCATTATATTCAGAACTTATTATTCCTTCACCCTCACCAAAACTTATAGTTACATTTGGGTTTCGGTATGTAGCTGTTATGAATACGTTTTTTAGTCCTACTCTGTACCAACCGTTTGCATATTCCTCTATAAATGGTATGGCTTCCCAAGCTACACCTTGGCTACTTGTACCAGAAGTTCCAGCATGGGCATTAGTTTCTTTAGTAGAAACATTATAAGCCATTTTAATTGTATTAGAACCTATACCGTTAATTCTAATATTAAATGTTTTTCGATTTGATAAAGGTTTAATAAACCATGAATAACTAGACCTTACACCTTCTTTTATAACATCGGGGTTAGCGGCTGAGTTAGAGTTTAAGTTATGAGTACCAGTGGATGTATCCTCTGTAAAAACAACTACTTTTCCAGTTTCACCTGTAGGAGCAGCTATTGTATTATCAATATCAGAACTTCCTCCATTTGCTGCCCATTTATTACCACGCCAAAAACCATTTGAAAAAGTAATATAGTTAATTGCTGAAGGTTCAAGATATAAACCAGTAGGAACTAATGTCTTAGGATCATGGCTGTAGCGTGGTCCGCCAGACTTAGAGGCTCCTGTATTAACAGCAATATCAGTTACTTCACTACCTTCTTCTACTTGCCATCCAGTCCAGTAAGCAGTACCTAACGTATCAGTAGTATTTCCAGCGTGTCCAGTAATAGATGAAGTACCAGAATAATTTACAGTTACAAATATTCTATACCAACCATCACTAAGTTTGGTAAAACCCGGATTAGACATAGTTGAATGTAGCCCAGAAAATGTTTCTGTAGCAAAATCAAAATAAAATCCTCCATTTGAAAAAGTATTCATTCTAACCGCAGAAGAAGTTCCTTGTTTAACAAAAACTGAAATTGTATGTAACCCATTTAGAGTATAAGAAGCTCCAGCATGACCTCTATGATGATAACCACTACTTGTATGTGTACTTTTTATAACCCTAGTTATCCAAGGAGCTTCGGTTGGAGGATTAACTTCTGTTGTATTAGCTTCACCAGAATTTGTTGAAGAATAACCACCATGTTGAGAAGCATCTTGACTATACGATGAGTAGTTTATTTTAGTCGTCTTAATCAAACCATTACTATCAACATACGTTGCGTTACCTAGTCGGCTTACAAATTTCTCTATTGATGGGATGTAGTTTGTTAAATAACCTTCTTCTGTTTGACCACCATATACTTCAATTCCATCTGTACCATTTCCTATTACAACAGTAGTTGTTGCAGAATTTGAAGGATGTGCATGAACAAAGTTTGTAGTATCAGGACTAGTTACTGAACACCTATACCAACCATTACCAACATCTTCCATTGCGGCAGCGTCTGGAACACTTAATTGAACATTTCCGTCACGATAACCTGTTGACATGGTTCCGTTAATTAAATCAAAACATTTACCAACATTTCTATTTCTTATATGAAGAAAACGCAAACCTGAAGCTTTAGCATAGATACTAAATGTTTTTCTACTTGAAACATTAGCCGTAAATCCAGACCAATATATTCTTTTTATTCCACTATTGTCTGTATTAGGAATTAATTTAGTCGAGTCATATTTACCACTTGGAGATAAGCCGTAATAAGATATTGGTATTAGACGTTCAATACCGTTTGTACCATTAACAGTCTCTTGTCTAGGTAGATTACTATGAGTAAATAAGTTTGTCCTATAAGTACCAAATTTATCATCACTTATTGATACGACATCGGCTGATCTGGTTACTGATGAACCTGATGTTGGTATAACAGAAGTTTCAAAAGTACCAGCTTCAAACTGAACACCCCATATTAAAAATCCTTTACCAGTACCCGCATAACTCGAACCTGTACTAATGTTTGGCATGAAATAAACAGTAGCAGCTCCACCGGGTTCAACAGTGTAAGTTATTTTTATACGAAACCAACCATTTCCTACGGGAGTTATAGTTGTAGTACCTACTACCCTTGCACCATTACCGGCATTATGTATTTTTCCTTCTTGAAGATCAAACACAAATGCTCCACAATTATGCTGTGTTACACGAACATATCTAATACTATTTGTAGCTGGTTCTTTTAAATATGCAGTAAGAGTATGGTTTGTTCCGGCGGTACGAGTTTGTCCAAATTGATTATAATGAATCTGATTAGCAGTATTATCACTTACTAATGAAGCTGTATTTGTACCGTCTGGAGCTGTCGCAGCATTTGTACTAATAACACATCCATTTTGACTCCAACCTGCATTAGCACTTTGAGGTTGAACACTACTATGAGTTATTAAGTTTGTCCTAGATTCTTCAATCAACAAACCTCTTGGTTCAAATGTTTCTGTAAGATTAGGTGTTGAGGTATATACGTCTGCTGCTCTGGTTACATAAGAACTAGAATTAGAAATAATAGGTGACTTTAAATAATCTTCAGTTTTATTAACTCCCCAAATATAAATTCCACTATCAAAATCATCTAAGTCATTAGATCCACCATGCCAATGAATATTATTAGTAGGATGTTTATTTATTGTAAGGCCATGATATCCATTAAAATTAGTAGAAGTAGATTTCATACTAATTCTAAACCAACCATTAGGGTATTTTTGTATTAATGGTATATTATCACTAGTACTATGATTATGAGCTATCGTGCCATCAATAATATCAAAAACTACACCTCTGGTAGAAGTACCAGCACCGTGCATAAATAGCTGTACATATCTGTAACCAGCAGACTTAACAAATGCAGATAGAACAAAAGTTTTATTACCACCTGTTCTCTGCTGTTCCGTCATCATTGTGTCTTGGGTTGGTTTTAATAATGTAGCTGTTTGGGTTCCATCTGGAGCTATAGCAGCATTAGCTGTCCATATAGCGTTTTGATTGTTAGACCAACCAGCTCGATTACCAGAATCATTGACTAATTGAGTAAATGTTGAATGATTTTGTGCAGCCGGTTCTAAATACAAACCTGTTGGTATTAATGTATCTGGGTCGTGGCTGTAGCGTGGTCCACCTGTTTTAGTACCTTCAGTTGGTGCATATTCTCCAGCATCATCTTTGTTATCAGTTTGCATTGCATGCCAAAGATGTATTCCTTTAATATTATTACCTGTTACAGTTGATCTAAAATAAAAATTTGTATCTGGCGGTCCACCAGTATTAGGTTGTATAGCTACAATAGTACTAAAAAAAGAATTTGGTTTTAAAATACATCTATACCACCCATTACCTTCATTAATCATTTCTCCTGTACCATTTGCAGTAAAAGTTACAGTACCATTGATTAAATCAAACTGAGCACCGGGACTTGCAGTTGCACTAGAACCTTGTAATAGTAAATTAACATGAGTCATACCATCAGCTTTTGCATAAACTGATACAGCACCGTGTGCTCCCGTTGATTGATATATAACAGCATTATTATCAGTCAAGTTTGCCTGTACAAATTTACTAGCAGTTTGTGTCCCATCTGGGGCTGTAACCGTACCAGTAAAAACTTGTCTATTATTAGCAATAGTCCACAAAGAAAAATTATTAGAATTAAGGAAATGATTTCGATAAGCCGTCTTAATTAAACCAGTACTATCAACATATGTCGCATTACCTAGTCGGCTTGTAAATGTGTTAATACTAGGGACAAATGTAGAAGCAGATTCACTTTGTTCAGCTTGTGCTCCCCATACATAGACACTTGCCGATGTAGCCGTACCCTCGTTACCTCTTAACCTAATATTGAGTGGTTGATCTGCTAAATCTGACGTTGGAGTACTTGTATTTTCAAATCTCTGCCATTCTCCAGTAACTGTAATTGAAGTACTACTTCCAGATATTGTACCTAATCTCATTACTTTTGTGGTACCATCAGTAGTCTTTAAATAAACACTAGCTGTATAAGGTTTACCCTTAAAAGCAGTAGCAACTGTTGGTATTTTGAGCATTGCACGATCATTCGATGTTCCTCCGCTACCGATTGCAAAGTCAACTTTAAATGCTGAATAAGTACCATCAGGAGCTAAAGCTCTTTCGCCTGTAACAGTAGTTGTTCCGCTAGAACTTCCCGGTGCAGTAGTCCAATCTTGATAGGTATTACTTGCATGTAATAAGTTCCCAGTTTCAACACGCTCATGGGTGAATCGTGGTGAATGATTATAACCCGGAGTATTAACAACATAATCTTTAAGCTCACCAATGTTTAATTGTGGATGAGCTATATAAATTCCTTTGTTAATATCCCAAGAGTCAGACTCATTATAAAAATCTGTACTAACAGAAGTAGCAGTACTTCTACTTAGTACCCAGTTCGCACTAGGATACTGACTTGTACCATCTATTGTTATCCAACATCTATACCAGCCACCACCTACATCAATCATTCCATAAGTAATATGATCTACTACATTTGAACTATTATTTGGGTAATATAAAACCCCTTGAATTACTCCTTCTTGTAAATCGTACCTAACATGAGCTGTTCGTACATTAGCCGAAGCCCAACCATAATGTACTAAATATCTATAACCATTTGTTGGCATTTTGGCATAGATACTTTTTGTTATTTTTCTACCAGAATAGTCTATGTTATTGTTCCAACTAATTCTTGGGTTTACTGCACCATTAACATTACTTGGTTGAGTTCCAGACTGATTAGGTTTAATTAACCTAGCTAACTGACCTCTTGGTGTATAAACTCCGTCTGTGTTATCTATAACAACACTTGTACCACTCAAATTTAACCACGTAGCTTGAGTTTCATCTAGGCTTTCTGAAGCAGATAAATAATTTCTATATGAGGTTTCTATTAACCCTTCATTATTTATAAAAGTACCATTACTTCCTCTCGTATGATCTACTAAATATTCTCCAGTTACTTTATCTCTTAAACTACTTGTGCCAGCAAAATCTAGGTCTAAGGACGGGCGAGCTCCAGCCTTGTCATATAGAAGATCACCAAAACCTCTAGTTTGACTGACTGCACTCGCCCTTGAAGCAGTCGTTTTCATTAAATAAGCTCCGTGAGTTCTAAAGTTCCATTTACTGTGCCATCTCTGATGATAGCTATGTTAGGACCGTTTATTAATTGTCCATAAGTAGAACTAGTAGGATCCTTATCTCTTTCAAATGATGCAGGAACAGCAAAATCTAATCTTTCACCATTAGCGATGAAATTACTTGTGTTTCCGTTAGCGGTTTGGGTTCCTTTTCCAATGCTAAATCTAATATCAGCTCCAACTGCTCTTATTGAGATTCGTTGAACTGATGGTGTCAGTGCAGTATTACTTGATGCAGAACCAGCAGCCAGTTGCCTAGCTACGGAAGGTACACCTAATATTTCTACCTGAGCGTCTTTGTATTTACTTGGGTATGCCATTGTTTGTTTTGTTTAATATTTAATGCACATTAAAAGTGCTACGTTTCTTGGTCTTGATTCTGAACCTTGATTGCCAGAAGTACCAGAGGCAGAAAATGTATGATCGTGTGAACCATCAAAGTTAACACCACCTACAGGACTATTAGAACTAGATCCTGTTATAGAGCTATTACCGTCTTGTGTTTTGGTAAATACACCACTTGCAGAACCATTCGCATTAAATCCTTCTGATATTTTTCTGATACCACCTGTTAATGATTTATTGCTAGTTGTACCAGAAACACTTATAGAGTGGTTGTGCTGTTTATTTTCATCTGCTTGAGCTGACCTAATCTGTCTACCAGAGTCAACTCCTCTACTATCATCTAATCCTCTAATAAATTCTCCTCTAAGGTCAGGTAATGTAGCACCAACTACTGCATATAAAGCAGAAAAATCAGCAGTAACACTTTGAACTGTTCCTGACCCATTAGGTATGCTATCACCATTAGCTTTTAAATAACCCGCTGGAGCAGTAGAACCAGCATAAGTAATAACAGTACCTACGGGTGTAAAAATAACAGCACTATTTATTTTAGTTTGAGTTACAGCACCATCAGCTATTTTAGCTGTGGTAATATTAGTGTTAGCGATTTTAGCTGTTGTTACAGCAGCAGCATCTATTTTAGCTGTAGTAACAGCAGTGTCAGCTAACTTACCTGTAGTAACAGCAAGGTTATTTATATCAGCAGTTTTAACTTCTAAATCCACAATCTTAGAACTAGAAATAGAGTTGTCTGCTATGTTAGTTCCGCTGATTACAATAGCAGACCCTGCGTTACCTAAAGCTAGACTATTAATAGACGTTCTATTTTCATCAGCTAAGAATATAGTCTGCTTATTACAATTATTCAAGTCGTTAGCACTGATTGAAGATCCAGCAACAAACGTAGCTGCTAATGTCTCAGGTTCAGTTTGTCTATAAATTCGTACATTATTTGTACCACTAGCAGTATTGCTTGTAAAAGTTACATCACCACCAGTTACTGGATCATAGTTATTTATAGAAAATCCAGAAGTTACTTCAGCATTACCTACACTAACTTTAATATCGGATTGTTCTAAAGACGGAAAGTCAAAGGTAAATGGACCTGTACCACCCCCGTTATGTCGTTTTTCTGATGCCATATTTTTAAGTTTTCATTATAAAAGCAAGTGCATAATATGGTGGTCTGTTTTCGTGAGCTTGTCCTCCACCAGTATCACTTGTTATAGGTTTACGCCGAGTACCACCCAGATGAACTTGTCTGTAACCACTTTCAGTAGCCCAAGTACCATGCTGACTTGCAAACTCGTTGTATGTATCTACATTATGGTCATGAGAAGGTATTTGATTAACGGTTAAAGTAACTGTATTGGCACCACCTGTATTTCCAACAGAATAAGTAGAACCAGCACCAACAATAAATCTATCTCTTAAGTCTGGTGCACCAGCTGCTTGGGCTGCTGTGGAATTATCACAAAAAACCCAACCACTAGGAGCTGTACTTCCTGTAAACATTATTATCATGCCTGTAACAAACGAAGCTGGAACTTGAGCTAAAGTTATGTAATTAGTGTCGTTAGTAAAAGTTGAAAGATTTGCACCAGTATTAGCTTTACCAGCAATCGTAGTATTTATTGAGTTAGCTAGTTTATCTGTTGTAACTGCATCGTCAGCTATCTTAGCTGTAGTTACGTTTAAATCAGTGATTTTTGCTGTAGTTACAGCATTATTAGCTAAGTCACTTGTTCCAACTTCTAAGTCTAAAATTTTGCTAGTTGTTATAGAGTTGTCTGCTATATTAGATCCGCTAATCTGTATTGCACCAGAAGCGTCTCCAGCAGCTAAACTTGTAATAGAGTCACGATTCTCTTCTGATAAATGAAAAGCTTGTTTACCTTGTGTATTTAAATCTGAAGCAGTAATAGATGATCCAGCAGTAAAGTTGACTTTTGGAACTGCTGGTGTCTGTCTTGATATCCTAACTTTGTATGTTGTTTGAGAGTTTGTAAATCCTCGAGCAGTTTCAGATACAAATTTAATATGTGCGTTACTACTACCAGCCTCTAGATAACTTTCAATAGTATAGTGGGTTGTAACTGTTTTAGTTGTTTTAGTATTTGAAGGATCTATAACTTCTACTTGTATATCTTCACGATTTAAAGTAGCAAATGAAAAAGCATAACCTAAGCCATTTGTATTAGAAACCTGCCCGACTCCTGTATGTGTAATTGATGATGCCATAGTTATTTATATATATTTAAAAGAGTAGCAGTTTCATTTCGTTTTGTAAGCTGTAAATCCTTTTTCATACGTTGTTCACGTATTAACTGTGCAATACCGGCTTCATCACGTATTTCACGCCATGCACGTTTTCGTGCTTTATCAAACATTCTTTTTATAATTATGTTATGATAGTAGTCTCTGGCATTATACTGTCCACGTTTGCCTGCTTTGATGTCTCGATACATCTGATCTATAGAAGCTAATATTTTAGGATCTGTAGCTAACTTATCAAGTTCACGTTCGAGATTTTGTTGACCTATAGCACGTTGAAATTCAGATCTAACTCGAGGAGAGTCTGTTAAGTTTGTGCCATCAGGAGCATAGTAAGTAGATAAACGTAGGTCATAACCACTATCAAACAGCATATTTCTACCGGGACTTTGATCTAAACTAAGACTCACTGGACTTACTGCATTAAATGCACGAGTTAGAAAGTCCCAATCTTTTAAAGGTTGACCATTTAGAATATCATATTTAATAGGTAATGGTTGATTTCCGTCTAATTGAGCAAACTGTTCATTAATTAAGTTACGGTTACGTATAGACTGATCTATACCAGATCCAATCTCACGCATATATGGTAAAAATAACTTACCTAACTCATTACGTAAACCAGCTAAAGGCACTTGGTTGTTTGCAAGACTTGCTATAATTCTATCAAACTGTCCGGGTCTTCCACCAAATAAATCTACAAATGACTGTATACCAGCTAGATAAGATTTACTACTTACAGCCTGTGCAACTACAAGAGATATTTTTTGTAATTCTGTTTCTGTCCACTCTTCTCCCATAAGTTCACTTGCGTCACCTATGTCAGCTACAGTCGACATAATAAGGTTAAATGGTTCAAAGTCGTCGTAACCAACACGTACAGCACCTAGCTTTATAGTTCTTGGTTCCCATTTACCATCAAGCCACATCTGTCTCTTTTGTCTGTCAACTGGACCATTACCATTAAGATCACCTCTCATCCAAGCTTGTACAGCCATGAACGTTACAGCAGAGCCTATCGCCAATCTACCTGTTTGTAAAGCTTTAGCATTAGCTAGCTCAACAGCGTCAGTAATTCCATACTTAGCTACTTCTGTAAGATCAGAAGGTTTAGCTAGTGCAATATCATTAAACTCTTTGACTAAAAAGTTGAAACCCGGTGTATACTTCCCCGTTAAAGCAAGTCCGTTTACACCTGTTCTAGCAAACAAAAAGAATGGTTTAGCTAATGGCATAGCAGTAAAAGCATCGTTTAAGCCTTTTGCAAAACCTGTAAGTTCTTGTGTAAGTGTAACTTCTTTACGAGCAAACTTAGTTGCTTCGTCTGTAATGTTACCAGCGTTATCGAAGACCTGATTATAGAAATCATCTTCGTATGCTCGCATAATTTCTTTTGTAATCTTTGGTGTTTTATATCCACCATCCTGTAAGTCAAGAGCTCTACGCATAGCTTTTTCACGCATCTTAGCACGACCAAGAATGTATGCAAAAGCGTCGTCAGTAGCAGCCATCAGCTTTGTAGAGTATGTTAGAAAATTACTATCGTTCATACTACGAGCCATGTTAGCCATACGAAAAGCTGCTTTTTCTCCTTCAGTAGCTCTACCACTATCTTCTGCCCATCTACGTAGAATCTCCCAGTTATCGTCTCCTTTACTATATTCTGAGAATCTAGTTTTAATAGTTGCTATATCACCTTTCCAGTAGGAGTTTAATCTTTCTCTAAATAAAGTAAAAGATTCTGGTATAGCTTCTATCATTCCATTAATAGATGCAAGACTTGCTCTAAGAGTTTGTGTATCACCACTAAATGGTAGTCGTACAACAGAGCCTAATGCCGTAGCAAAAGGTCTTAAGAATGTTGCAGTAGATGTACCCATAATTGCTCGGATTGGTGTTTTAGGACCGGATAGAACACTGTGGCTCATTACACCTTCTAGTTCTCTAATTAAGATACCAGTTCTGCTTACACCACCTGTTTCTAGTTTACCACCTAGCAATACAGTTCTTGCCCACTTATCAAAGTCGTCAAGAGTATTAACATCCTTCATCATGGAAAATGCTTCAAACATTGCCATGAGTAAATTCTCATCATCGTCAGCTATCTTAAGCACTGTCTGTATAGACTCTCTTGATTTAGCTACGTCTTCTGCAAGTACTTCTTCGATTGCTCTTTTTCGAGCTTTACCAGCACCTAACTCTTTAAATGAGTCAGACTTTACAAGTCTAGCTTTCTTAGTCTCGTATAATGCAGTAAGCATAGTATCTGCAATCTGTTTAGCTGGACCATCGATAGAGTTTAAGTCTACTAAATCAGCTATTTCTCTACCAGATACACCTGTATCACGTAGTTGTTTAAGCAATGAACCTATCACTAGGTCAGCTACAACTACATTTTTAGATGTCCAGACTTCGATACCATCTATTACATCAGGTCTTGCTTCAAGTAATTCTTTTAAATACTCTTGTGGAGACATATTAGCTGCCTCTCTACCTAGAGTTATACGCTGATGTTCCTCTACAGCTTCTTTAAATTTAGCTGCTAAAGCTTGTCTGTTACCTTTTACAGCATCTAATTCTTTTTTAAACTTCTGCTCGCTCATCAAACCTTGAAGTATGCGATCAGCTGTTTCTTCATTTGTACCACCTAATCTAGCTACACGCTCACGTTCGACTGGGGTTGTTACACTACCAGTAGATCCTTCTTCTGATCCCCACTCTTTACGAGTACGAGATAGTTGTTTACGTGCTACAGAAGGTTCAACTTCTGATATATGTGCACCTTGATGTGGTTCTGCTAATGGTCTATTTTTATCAGCTCTAAAGTCAGCTTCTCCTTGACGGAGTTGTGCTATACCAGCTTTAACTGTTTGGTCATCTAAGCTTTTATTTCTAGATACGATCTGATCTACTGCTTCTTTGCTACCCTTTTTTAAAGTATAAGCAATACCATCAAATAGTAATCCTATTCCCATACCTTCTACGATGTTTTTAACTTTCATCATAACAGGATGGTCAGTATCCTTTGTAGCTAGTGGGGTATCAGCCCAACCATATCTATCACGTAGTGCACCTAATGCGTTCTGTTCATCTGATTCTTTAGATATAAGATCAGACACAGCTCCAACAGCTGCACCACGAGCTAGACTACTGCTAGCAAGTCCTACTAAACCAGCTGGTATAGAAACTATGCCGGTAGCTGCTGCTGCCTTAGCTGCTGCTATAGTGCCGACTGCTAGAGATCCAAAATGTACAAGACCTCTAAGTTGTTTACCCCACCATGTCTTAGTTTCGATTGGATTATCATAAGAGTCAAATGGTGTAAACTCTGGTTTGTAATATCCTTTTTCTTCTTTCTCTCTTTGCATTTCTCCTGATAACGCATCTTTTGTACGCTCAGGGAATGTGGCTATAGATGACGCAGTGTCTTGCAAGCCGCCAGATAATATAGACTGTCCCTCTTTAATGAGTGCCTTAGCACCCCAAGTTTCAGCATTACGTGGATCGACTTGTTCAGATACTGCCTGCTCTTCAGCTGTATTAACTGCTTCTTGTTTAAGTAGCTTTTCTTGACGCCTAGCTTCAAAATCATCTATAGCGTTTCGAGCTGCTTCAACTCCAGCAGTTATGTCATCTTCATTTATTTGATAGTTGCCACCTGAGTAGGAGTCGCTCATCGTTTAAATCTTCCTGTTCTTTTTGTAGGTTCTTCTTTTGTAATACCTTTTTCTAAATCACTTAAAATAACCTTAGCTATCTGTGGAGTTAGATTATGTAGTTGTGCCATGGTATAAGTTTTAAGTCGAGGAAATAGCTCATTAACTGCTTCTTGTTCCTGTGGACTAAAGGTTGTAAGTTTAGTTGTAACTTCACCACCTTGGACTGACATACCACGTATCGAGTTCATTCGATTTAGTTTATATCGTATAAGTTCAAAAGCAAGATAGTCTTGAAAATTTGCATCAAACTTTTGACCTTCTGGTATAATTCTTTTTAATGCACCATTGTTGGCATCAAATAGCTCTGTTAACTCTTTACCAGTTATACCATATCTACCTAGCTTCATGTTAGGGTGCTTGAGTGATTGCTCATATACACCACCACCAAATCTGTTAATGACATCTCTTGTTTGTACACTAACAAATCTTCTATCTGTTTGTTCTATATTACCTTGTGCATCTACAGAGATCTTAAATGGATTACCAATCATTTCACCAAAATCAGCAGCTCCAGAGTGATAGTCATAACCTTGTAAATTATGGTATCCTTTTGTAGCTTCTGGTGCTTCAAATGAGTCTAGTACTTGTTTTGCATATAACTCACCGCTGTCATCAACAGCTGTCATAACAGTTAATGTACCATGTAAACCATTCTTAGTCTGATAATTAAATAACTCAGGTTCTATAAACTTTGTTTCTCTAGGTATGTATTTACCAGTTTCTTTACTATCTTTAAATGCACCAACAGCTTCAAGTCTTTGCATCATAAACTCACGTGGTCTTTTTAAATAACCATCTTCATCTTTGACTTTAAATTCTTTCCACCATTCAATGACTTCTGGATATAATATACCACCACTACGTATATGTGCTACAGACTTTTCTAACCATAATGCTTCTCCCGGTTTTACGTTAGGATCATTAATTGAGTCAGGATCTTTCAAGTATTTCTCTGCCATATCTTGCTTCTGATATGCAAGCTTAGGAGATGTGTCTGTAATAAATGTATCAAACTCACCAGCATTAAGTCTAACATTTAGATCATTTACCTGATCGGCTATAAAAGCTAAAGGATCTAAACCTTTATCTAAATGTATTTGAAAGTCACTTTTAACACCAGCTGTTCCAAGTGCAATAGAGCCACCAAGTTCCTGTTCTAACTGTTGTACAAGAAACTCATCTTCAACTGTTAGATCTTTAACTTGTTTCTGTAAATACTGAGCTACAGCTTTTCTAAGTACACTACTTTGATTGTTTATAAGATTAGCATACTTAAGTTTATTTTGTATCTGTTCATTACCTGATAGATCAAGACCAGTAAGAGCCGACTTTAACCATTCTGGTATGCTACCTTTTAGTCTGTGTCCAGCTTTATAGGAGTTAGGATCACCTGTAAACTCAGAATATAATTTATATATTTCTGTAGGTGTAGGTGCTCTATCCTGATCCATTAGCTTATCAAAGTTTCTTTTATGAACATTACGTGCATCTTGTATTTGTTTTGCGTCGTTAGATTCTTCTTCTTTATTTTGAGATCGGATTGCATCTTGTAATTGAGTTATTCGTCTTGTTACTTTACCAAAGTGTTTACTAGCTGGACTGAGTGTAGCAACATAGTCTTGTATATTTTCATATACTTTACCATTTGGAAGTTTTGATGATATAGATGAACCATCTACGTATGGTAAATTATTTAAAATATCTTGACCTTGATTCACACTTAATCCACCGTTTTCTACAGCTTTAGAAACTACATCAAAGTAGAGATCCATAGCTTTAGACATCGGCTGAGGCTGATTAGAAAAATACTCAAGAGCTAGCTGTTTAATTAAACCAGTTTTTATATCTGAAAAGGTTGTAAGGTCTTGACCATTCTCTGGCTTTTTAGATATGTTACGAGCTGAGTCAAGTATCTTATTTTCAAACTGTTCTTTTCTGTAAGCTCTTCTATTCTTACTTATAGATTCACCGAGCATCCAAGTGTGCTGCTCTTCTATTTTATCTAGTTTATCGAGAATTATGTTTACATAGTTTTTCTCGTATCTTCCAGAATTTATATCATAGTCACGCTTAAGTGCATCTACATGTATCTTATTACTTATAAGACGTTTGATGAACTTTATCTGATCTATGCCGTCAATCTGGTTAGTAGACTGATCGACTTTTAAAGCATCATATACACTTCTAAAAGTAGCAGAAAGTAACGCTTTGTCATATTGATTAAAGAAAGTTTGCTGAGCAACATCTGGATTTAAGTTATCTGCTAGCTGAGCTAGAATTTCTTGAACTTCAGCTTTGGCTGTATCTTCCTCAATTTCTATTTCTTTATTTAAAATAACATTATTATAAGTATGAGCGTTCTCACCAAATTGATTTATGTTATTTCTATCAGCTCTATCAGCAGCAAGCCTTGCATCATTTTCTCTTTCTGTTGCTCGATTAGCTGCTATAGATGATGCTAAATCTCCTACTTTACCAGTTATCTCAGCGATATAAGCGAGTCTTTTATCTCTCGCTTTATATCTGTTCTCCTCTATCTTCATCATGTCATCGTAAAACTCCTTAGTGTCCACGATGTTTCTGTCTATCTCTTTGTTAACTGCCTCTGTGAGGTCAGCTTCTGTGGCTAAGTAATTAGTATCACTTATGTCAGGTAACTTATCTCGAGGCGTACCTACGACGTTACCGAAGTTGTCAAATGATGATGTCATGTTACCACTTTATTATATTTAATCCATTCGGCCCAAGACTACTTGCCATACTGAGACCCTGACTAGCGATACTAAGGAATCCGCTAAATCTATCTGTTGGTGACAACATTACAGGTGCTCCATATGCAGCTGGTATACCCAGTGCTTCTCTTGCTTTCGCATTTCTATTAAGAAACTTACGTCTTGCACCTTCCTGTGCATACGCCATGTTTCTACCAAAGGTTGCGTTCATTACACTGTCTACTTTTGCAGCTGTACCTAAATAATTAAGATAAGCATTTCGACCAGCAGTCCGAGATCGACCACCCTCTAGTGCTTTACCTCTAGCTTTATTACTGTAAAACTTTCGAGCAGCTTGCTGTACTGCCAGTCTACCCTTACCTTGGGTATATAATCCTCTGACATAGGCATCGCTAAGATCACGACCATAACCTATGACGTTTCGTTGTTGTGTTCTGGCGAGACTTGTTTCTTTATTAAAAAACTTCAGTGCTTGTTGAGCAAATACTGCGTTCTTCTCTCTCCATTTTTGTTTTTGCTGGGCTCTAAGTCCCGCATTAGCATCTACGCACACGGCAAAATTCTATAAATGTTACATTGTTCGGCCCATGTTTTAACTTACGTAAAAACTTAAAGCCAAGAAACTTAAGCAATCTGAGATGTGCTTCGTTTCGACTGTCAACTATATTCCAAAGTAAAGGTTCCGTACGGCTATCGACGAACCGTTTTGCCTGTCTTGAGAATAGAATCGGTTGTTCATGGATTACATTGGTGCAAAGCATCCAAATATCACCCTTTTTTCCTACGCCTGCCATACCAGCAGCCTTGCCGCTAGGCGACGTAAAATAGACTGTAGAGGGGTCAGCGGACATGGCTGCTAGATACGTTAGTGGGTCTAGTCCATGCCCGTCTGAGAGCTCTCTGAAGTCCTCTGAGCGTAAATTACAGGCCACCTCTAGGGCAGCCTTTAAAGTTATAGGATGAATGTATTTACTTAAGGTTTTCATATATTGGTTCTAACTTTTCTATCGTAGCTGCCATCCAAGGTTCCCATGGAACAGCTTTATTCCCTTTCTGGAAATATCTTTCGTACCATCTGTTGGTTTTCATTCTCCAATAGAAGTATCCAAGTTCTGTTTCTGTTAATTGTACGTTATACACGGCGATAATATTTGGGTGAGTAATCCCCTTCCCAAGACAACGATCTAAGCGTAGCTGGAGCAGGGTGTGATGATTTGAGTATTATCTCAACATTTGTATTCTTTTCATATACAGGTATAGTCTTAATAAACTCATCTAAGTATGGTGCATCAGACGCATCATATTCGTTAAGTTGTGTAGACTCGTATACTTCTGTATAATCTGTTTTACCTACACGTTCTAATGTAGTTTCATATAGACCTATCTTACCAAAGTGAAGCTTGATTCGATGTAAAACTAAAGAGGAATTAACGTCAGCTGTTGAGCGTGCTCCCTCGACTTTAGTAGGATATATAGTTGGTAGCTTAACTTGATAAGGATAGATATAACCTATTGTAAGTGTTGTACTAGACCAGTTACCTTGTAAAGTAAAGCTTGTACCTGAACTATAAGTAGGTTTTGCATATCTACCAGTGCTTGTATCTATAACAACTAACTCATGATTAGGTGTTGTGACTGAAGGTAACCAGTTGACATTTGAAAATGTAGTAATATTTGTACTTACGTTATGTACACCTCCACTTACAGTAGTGTAGTTATCTATGTGTAACAAGAAGTTAACACCATCTTGTATGATACTTGGGTCAGAGTCTCCTTGTACTAAGTTAATACTTTGTAAGTAATAGTCACTATCTAAAAAGAAGTACTGGTCATTGACGATAAAATGATAAGTTAATGGGTTATTCAACTTCCATTTAAACCATGCAGCTTGTACTCTTTTATCAGCTGTCTGAAAATATTTGTATCCATACACTTCATCTGTTCCTGACTTACCTATTAACACAATAGAGTTTTCTCTAGAGTTAGTCATAAGGTCTATATCTTTCGGTAGTAAGGTGGGTACAACTTTACTGACTTCAATTATATTTGGTTCCCCCTCTCGTGCTGTATTAGCCATCTCATTAAACCTACTAAACTTACCAGAGTTATCTATGTAAGCTACTGTAGTTCCAAGAGAGATAGGAGGCATATCTTCGTTATAGTTAAACGTAGATATACTTCTCAGTTTAGCAGTATCAGGGTTAAAAACTGTATCATCTGATGCAAGTAAGAATTGCTGGTTTGTACTGAATACAAGTAGACCGGCATTGATTTCGATACCATCAAACAGGTCAGATGGAAACATAGATGCAGCTGATATATCAACAGGGTCAGCTACGGATACTGTCAGAGCTGTTTCAATAAAGAAATTTGGTTCTCCTAATGTACCCGGTCGTGATGTTATTACATTTTCGCCTGCTAGAAATGCTAGCCTGTTACGAAAGAATAAAACTTTGTTGATACGTTTACCTACAAAAGACGGCATTGGATTGGTATTTGTATCACCAACCTCTCTAGTTCCGTATGTAAACTGTCTTACAGTAAAGGTAGTTGTGCCTGTACGTTGTATCACTAAAGGCATATTAGTTAGAGTTGTAGTGATACCGGGAAGAGCACACTCTGTCCAAGCTCCACTACCATCCTTTCCGTTTTCACCTTCAAACTTTAGATAGTAGTCATCTTCTTCTGATCGTAAAGCATTAGATACTCTAACTATATATCCATTTTTACACTGGTTGGGTAAGTTCTGTACATCGTTTACTGAACCTTGCATAGATCTCATCAGATCATTTTCGACAATGTTAACTGTAAACGACTGATTGCTAAAAAGATATATACCATTACCGATTTGTTTACCACTAATACCACTAGGTAGCTCTGCTATAATACCACCAATAATGGTATCAGCAGTTACCGCCGTCTGAGCATCAAAAGGTGTAGGCTCTGGACGTATAAGACCGTCACCATTACTGCTAATTGTAGCGTTTAAATCTGTAGATTCAATCTCTTCTACACGTATAGTATAAGTAGCATTAGTTGTTTGTGCCTGTGTTTTATTACTTCCACCTCCACCTTGAGCTGAATCTAAGGTTACTGTAACTGTATCTCCTACTTGCCAGCCTTCACCACCATGAAGTAATACAACTTCTCTTTGGTAACTGCATTGGTAGTTGTCACCATCTGCTCCAGTATTACCACTAGCATTATAGTTAGGGCTTACGCCTTGCTGACCTAATGTATTAATTCTAAATATAAGATTCTTTTTATTACCTTGGTCAACACTGAAAACTTGTGTACCAATACCGGGACATGTACCTGATCCATCCCCTTCGTACAAAGTATCACTATTAATTTTAATACGTGTAGCACGTGTTAGAGTTGTAACGTCAGCAGTTCTAAATACATCTACTCCGTATTGTCTTCCGTTTTCTGTTCGTAATAATTCAATAAAGCCAAAGTGTGCATCTGGTCTTGCTGTTGAACTACCAGTTTGACCTACAGTTGTAACGGTTCGAGGATCACCAGCACTTATACCACCGGGAACACCTCCACCGTTTATCTCTGCTTGAGTGTAGTTACTAATATCTCTATTACTGACAAATGTAGTATCGTTAATTGTTAAGAATTGTAAGTTCTCTGGTGTAGCTGTTTGTAAATAATTTTGTATTGCAGTTTGTCCACCTGTGCCATAAACTGTAGTCATCTGAGTACCATCGCTACAACGCCATACTCTAACCTGACCGTCAGGTGCAACTTGTCCTATATATGATCCCTCTGTCTCATCACGAAAGTAATGAAACCAAGACCCACCAGTCTGTACGTTAGTTAGTGGGTTGGTTCCTATTCTTTTCGCACCCGGTCTTTTAAATAATCCATTGGTAACGTCTGGAATAGCGTTTACTATGTCTGTTACTTGACCGGGAAACTTAAGGTTGTCAGGCTGTTCTGACATACCTAATGAGAACTGAGGGATAGTTTGTGTTACGCTTGCCATTATCGTCTAAGGTTTCTCCAAGGTTGATAAGTTTGATATGTAGTATTTTCTGGAAATCCAAACATACTGTAGTCTGCTTGGTTGCACTCATACTCTTGTAATGCTGCTCTTGCTAAACTAGCTTGATTTGTTAGTAATTTAACTAAGCTAGGGTTAGCAACTAGCTGTGTAGCTGCGGCAGCAGATGCTCTGTATGTAATAAATCTTCTGAATACAATAGGTAAGTTTTCAAATGTTCTGAGATAAATTACATCTAGATCTAATGATGAATCGAATTGATCTGAATGTTTGATTTTATCATATAAAAATCCATCACGTCTGACAAGATCCATAGTTCTCTTCGCTTGATTATCATGTAAGTCTAGAGATAATACGTTGTCAGGTATTGCAATCTTTTTAGTAACTGGGTCAGGATCAAAGGGAACATGCTCTTCTTTGTTAAAGTGCCATCCTTCTGCCTGTGTATCTACATTTGCATCACGCAAAAGGTTGTAGATAAAAGCTACTTCTGGATTATCATATGCTGTGATACCGTTAGTCACGCTAACTGTACCTAATGTTGTTACCGGTGATTGTCCGATAGCCCCCAGTATTGCGTTCACTGCGGATAGTTCGGTATCGGTGTCAATAGTTGTGGAAGCCATAAGAAAAAAGGGGAGCCGAAGCTCCCGTATAAAATAATAATCACAATTAAGTGAATGATGCGTTAGAAACAGCAGTGTTATTGAAGTTAGAAGAAACGTCAATTCCAGCTACTAATTCAACAGCAGCAGCAGGGTTTAGGAAATCTGCACCCATTGCTAAACGACCTAGGATTACGTCGCCTTGGTAAACCACGGATATGTCTCCGCTTGTTACCTGTACTTGAGGACCGATTGCTTCAACTACACCAGCAGCTTCTTTCTGGAAGATTAATCCACATGACTTGGCAAACTTAGCTTGTGTACCATAGTTGTTGATTGTCTTCTGTGTGTCAGAGTTAGAAGGTGTGAGTTTAGAATCTTGATCTCCCATTGCTTCACCAATAAAGCTTCCAGCATTGTCATTAGAAGCTCTTGGGTTCTTAGCTGGGTCTGTACCAAACTTACCAAAGAACGGAATGTTCATTGACTTGTAGATTTTGATACCAGCAATTTCAATGATGCCTTGTCCTGACTGAAGTGCAGTACCAGTAACGTCACGGTTGATTAGTCCACCACCACTAGCAGCAGCCTGTATAAGGGCATAGTATTGGCGTGGGTTAATAACAGCAACTCTACCGTCACCACTAACTCCTTTCTCATCAAGGATAGCAGCAGCATCATAGAAAGCATCTATAAGTTTACCAGCATCATAAGCGTCAGCTTCAGTTGTACTTGAATCAGTACCAACTTTAACTACGCTACCACCGGGCTCAACGAAGCCTGACATTGTAACTGGTGATGGCTGTCTAGCAGCTTTTGTGATAGCTCTGAAGATACGTCTATCATAGTTTTCTGCAAGAGCGTAACCGATCTTACGAGAAATTTCACCACGTAAATCGTAGTGTGCAAGTGTCTCGTCAAGTTCATAAACGAACGCACTTGAGATGAGTAGGTCATCGCACTCAATAGTTTTCTCTGCTACTGGAGGTGTCTTCTCATCGTTACCGAGGATGCTCTGTCCGGGAACATGGAACTCAGCCTTGGTTCTACCTGTGTAGATGAACTGTAGACTACGGCCATTTGTTAATGTACGTCTTGTTACTAAGTCTCTAGCGATAGTATTGTGCTGAAATCCTTTGAACATCTCTCCACTGAAGAGCTTTAAATAAAGTGCTCTTCTCTGGTCAGCTGTACCAAGTCCTGTTAGTGTACCATTATTGGCACCCATATAAATAGGACCATTGGCTGTAGCTGTTTGGGCTTGTTGTGCCATGGTTCAAGTTAAAAAATTAAAGTTTATATTTCTTTGTACAAATTTTTTCTCGAGATTTTTGTAGGTCTATCCCTACCGTCTAGACGGCTCAAGGTGTCCAGCGTACTGGGCTCGTGCCAAGTGCAGGGGAGTCCGACTCTGAGGTGCTCCCCGTGCTGTTTGTTACTTCACAATTCTTGTGTAAGCAACGCC